GAGAACACAACTTATTAGAGATGAGGGGGCGGTAGGCCATGCGTATCACGACAGTTTTGGGTTCCTTACTATTGGGGTTGGGCGTCTCATTGATGTTCGCCGTGGTGGGGGTCTTAGTGATAGCGAAATTAATTTTCTCCTCGCCAATGATATTGCTGAGAAAACTGCTCAGGTTTTAGAAGCCCTGCCTTGGGCGTCCAAGCTGAGTGAACCTCGTTTGGGAGTGCTAGTAAATATGGCGTTTCAGATGGGTTTGAAAGGCCTGCTTCAATTCAAGCGCACCCTCGGCAGCATTGAAGACGGCCAGTACGGCGAGGCGGCGGTGGAGATGCTTGATAGCCTTTGGGCGCAACAGACGCCGGAGCGTGCGAAGCGTCTGTCCAAGCAGATGGAGACAGGCGAATGGCACTAGCCTACTATAACGAGATTGATCCTTACGCGGCGCAGTGGTTGCGCAACCTAGTAGCAGCGGGGCATATAGCCGCCGGAGATGTTGATGAACGATCAATTGAAAATGTCAAACCTTCCGAGTTGGCTGGTTACACCCAATGCCACTTCTTTGCCGGGATTGGGGTCTGGAGTCACGCTTTGCGACAGGCCGGATGGCCCGACGATAAGCCTGTCTGGACAGGAAGCTGTCCTTGCCAACCTTTCAGCGCGGCAGGTAAAGGCGGCGGGTTTGATGATGAGCGGCATCTCTGGCCCGCTTTTCACCACCTTATTGAGCAGTGCAAGCCTGCAACGGTCATTGGAGAGCAGGTTGCAAGCAAAGACGCAAATGCTTGGATCGACCTTGTACAAGTTGACTTGGAAACCTTGGGCTACGCCTTCGGGGCCGTCCCGTTCCCGTCTGCGAGCGTCGGTGCTCCGCACATCAGGGACAGACTGTACTGGGTGGCCGACTCCATGCACGGAAATTGGAACCAACGATCTGAATTGGAAAGCAACGGATGGTCGAACAACACCAAACAAAATGGGCTGGGCGGCGAGTTTGGCGGGCTGGACCACTACCACCACCCGGGATTGGAAGGACACGGGGGCGCTGAAGGCCCGCAACGAGAAGCAGGATGTACACGGGTTACGCCTAGATCAGTTGGGGCGGCAGGCGCAGCTATCGGGATGGCCGACACCGCAAAGCCGGGACATGGCGGGGGCGACGGATCACAAAGCTCGGGGGTACGGGATGCAACTGAACGACATGGTGCCGTTGGCGGGCTGGCCGACACCAAACACGATGGACGCAATAGATCGGGAACAGATCAGACCGAGCAGAACAGCAACGGGTCGAACATCGGGGTATCTGACCGAGGACATTCTGTATCTAAAGGACAACCCGCAACCGGCCCGACTAACAGCTTCTGGCGAGATGCTGATTGGCTCCTCTGCCGGGATGGAAAGTGGCGGCCAGTTGAACCCGGCACATTCCCGCTGGCTCATGGGGCTACCTCAAGAGTGGGACGATTGCGCGCCTACGGAAACGCTATCAATGCTAAAGCGGCGCAAGTCTTCATAGGAGCATATCTTGAGTCTTGATCCACTCACAGCTGGCGTCGAACTAGCGCAGACCGTCATCACCCGCATCTGGCCGGACAAGTCGCAGGCTGAGGCGGCGCAGCTAGCCGCGCAGGTCGCCATTGTCCAAGGCCAGCTCGACGTCAACCGCGCCGAGGCGGCATCGCCCAGCGCGTTCACCAGCGGCTGGCGCCCAGCCATCGGCTGGGTTTGCGCCTCGGCCTTGGCCTGCCAGTACATCGCCAGGCCGCTGTTGCAATGGTACGGGACGATGGCGGGGCATCAATGGCCTACGCTGCCTGGGATTGACGACAACTTGTGGCAGTTGATGTTGGGAATGCTTGGGCTTGGTGGCTTGAGGACGTTTGAGAAGACTAAGGGGGTGGCGTCGTGAATGATGACCTCAAGGAGAAGAACACATGACTGAAATTGAACGGCAACTAGATTTGCTTCTGGGCGACGCCCTGTCAGAAAACGAGCGCCTCAAGCGCGCTTTGAAATACCAAGATGATCGGGAGGGCCACATCGGTACGCACGGCCCGGACTGTTGGTCTTGGGGGCCACGTCATTACGAGTGTGCGTTGAGGCACATAAGAGGCTCAAATGACATTCGCAGCGGTGGCGTTGCGGGTGATGGCAAAGACCAACCCATCTAAGCTCAAAAGCAAGATGGTGACCGTTGGTATCTCGGCGCTGCTATGAAAATCGCTCCGATATCACTCAAGTTGGCGCAGGAGTATGTGCGCGAGCATCACCGGCACAACAAGCCCCCAATTGGCCACAAGTTCAGTGTTGGCTTGTTTGTTGATGGCGTTCTTGTGGGCACGGCAACTGCTGGCCGGCCAGTGGCGCGGATGTTGGATGATGGGCTGACGCTGGAGGTGACGCGCACTTGCACCGATGGAACGCGCAACGCCAACTCAAAACTGTACGGCGCTATCTGCCGCGCAGCTACTGCGCTTGGCTATGCGAAGTGCGTGACGTACACACAACACGATGAGTCTGGCGCGTCGTTGCGCGGCGCTGGTTGGGCAGTTGCCGCCCAACTTCCGGCCCGAAAGGGGTGGGATGCGCCAAGTCGGAAACGCTCCGACATAGGGTCGGGTGATGTTGCTCGTATCCGTTGGGAGCGGGTGCTATGAGCGGTCGACCTTACCGTCGAGTTTGTCAAAGATGCGCGCCAGCATGTCTTTGATCTCTTTGAGGTCTGACCGGTAATCGTCCCGCGTGACGTAGGTCTTGGGTAACTCAACCGACAGGCTTGTCAAATCAGACTGGAGCAGCTTGACCGAGGTCCACAACTCTCTAGCAAGCCAGCCGATTACGACACAGGATAGGCTTAAGCCCGTGTTGATGAGAGACTGAGAATCCATCAGATCATCCTCGCAAGGTATGGAACGGCGCCGCCAGCGCAGGTCGCCAGGGCATCGAACCATTCTACCCCGTGCGTTGGCGCCGCGCCTGCTCTGATAGCGCGTTGGTTGGAGATCCAATCAATTGCCTCCTTGCCCGCTGCGGCCAGCACCACCAGGCCGTAGGCCACATCCATGCGTCTGGTTATGGCCAGCGCCAGCAGGAAGATGAGGGCGCCGTAGATGGCATGGTTTGCCTTATCTTGGGGTAGTTGGGGCATCATGGTGCGAGTGCGTTGGTTACGGAAACAGCAGCCGGCGCCGCCTGGCTTCTAAGCGCAGCGCCAAGTTTGTTCGACGTAGCACCAATGTTGGCGCGAGTGGTTTGTGCTTTGGCCAATGCCTCTGCGGCGCCGCTAGATGTGGACAATTCGTTGGCAATCTGCACCGCCAACTTCTTGTCTATGCGGCCTTCAAGCCGCCCCAGAACCGCGTTGACAATCGACATGACTTTGTTCAGCGGAAAAACGTGCGGCGTCACTTCTGCCTTGAACAACCGCGCTGCTGTCGTGCCCGCTTCACCACCTTGAGTTGCAAGCTCCTCAAACTTTGCGCCTGCCGCCAATTGCGCTTGAATGTTTGCCACAACTGCGCGGACTTCCGGCATCCCTTGCGTAAGGTTGTCAAGGTTCTTGGCTGCAACCATAGCGTTGGCCGGCAACTTGCGGCTTGTTTCTTGCACCAACTGCAAAGTCTCAGCGGCGTCTTTCATAGCGGCAAACGTCTTTGCGGCGGTTGCCGGGTCGTTTGCCTTGAGCACTCGCATGATGCCGGCCTCGTTGGCAGCAAGGTGGTCTAGCATCTTGGCGCCGTCTTTCAGCGCCGCAGTGTCCTGCATGACACCACGCGCCAGTGCGGATTTGGCCGGCGCGTCCATGCGTCTCAACGCCATGTCAGCCGTCATCGGGTCGGCCACTACCTTCTGGCGCAAGTCTTTGACGTACTTAAAATTCAAAGTGTCTGAAGCAAGTTGCAACGCTTTGTTTTCTTCAGCAAATTGCGCAATAACCGACGGCTTGATGTTGGCTTCTTGCGCTGCCAGTGCTTCTGCTGCGGGCGTGAACTCGGCCTTTACTTTGCCGGGGATGGCTTTTGTTGCTTCTTCGATGCCGGCTGCTGCAACTTTCAGTCCTTGCGCTTGGTTAGTGATCCGTTCGATCTCGGCGCCAAGCCCCATGCCCGCTTTGTCGTATACGCCAACGATTTCTTTGTGCGTGTCTAGCCATTGCGCTGCTTTGTCTGCGGGCACTTCTTTGCCCGTAGCAGTGACTTTGCTGACATCCCTGCGGAACTGATCTAGGATGCCGTTCTTGAGAACTTCCATTGCTGCCGGATCGCGGGCAAACGTGCGAACGTATGCTTTTGCTTCTTGAATGGTACTGATGCCGGTGGGCACTATTTGCTCTGCTGGCAGTTGAGGTTGCCCCAACCGAGTAGACCGTTCGGTCGTAGAGAGCTTGCCCGTGTAGAACGGCTGCACAACTTCAGTTGCATGAAGTTGCTTTGCAGCGTTGTACGCATCCACTGCTTCTGCCGGAGCGCCGCGTGCGATGGCTGCGTTCAACTCACCACGAATTGCGTTGATGTTGTTGCGCAACGCTG